CAAATGATTTTATTCGGGCTGCCATCGCAGAAGAATGTGAATACATTGCACTCGATTCTGAGACGACTGGGCTCTACCCTCGTGATGGGTATATGTTGGGTATCAGTCTCTCTTACAATAATAAGTGCGGGGCTTATATTGATACTGATTGTTTTAGTAGCGAAACTGAGAGGCTACTACAGATGCTTTTTGACCTCAAAACAGTAGTATTCCACAACGCAAAGTTCGATATGGCGTTTTTCGAGTATCACTTTGGGTTTAAGTTTCCTAGTTTTGAAGACACAATGTTGCTCCATTACCTCATAGACGAGAATCCCGGAGGGCATGGCTTGAAAGTACTTTCTTTAAAGTTTACGCCTTATGGAGATTATGAGAAGCCAATGTATGACTGGATTGACCAATATCGAAAAGAAAGAGGTATTTTAAAGGCTGATTTTCAGTGGGGTGCAATTCCTTTTGACGTAATGAAGACTTATGCGGCTATGGATGCTCTATGTACTTTTATTTTATATGAGAAATTCATCAAAATCAAGCAAAACAAAAAACTCAAGTCTGTTTATGATAATATTCTTATTCCAGGAACTCGGTTTCTAACAGATATACAAGATAATGGGGTGCCTTTTGATAAAAAGAGGTTATACCTTGCTCAAGATGCAATGCAGACTGATATTGATGAGGCTATCGCTAAACTATATGAAAACGACAAAATACGGAGATTTGAGGAAATAAATGGAAAATCTTTTAATCCTAATAGTACTGTGCAGTTGCGTAAGCTACTTTTTGATCACCTTGGTATGCAACCAACTGGAAAAAAGACAGGTACGGGTGCGGATTCTACTGATGCGGAAGTGCTCAAGGAGCTCTCAGTTCAAAACCCTGTACCTCAACTCATCTTGGATATACGACAAAAATCTAAAATCAAAAATACTTATCTGGACAAGATCATACCTCAATTGGATCGAGATTCTAGACTTAGGACGGGCTTTAACTTGCATAGTACTACTTCTGGCCGTCTTAGCTCTAGTGGTAAACTCAACATGCAACAACTGCCTCGGGACAATCCCACTGTAAAAGGCTGTATCAAAGCGGCAGAAGGGCACAAAATTGTTGCAATGGATTTGACTACAGCAGAGGTGTATGTAGCGGCAGTACTTGCAAACGACAAGGCATTGATGGAAGTATTTAGCTCAGGTGGCAACTTTCACAGCACGATTGCACACAAAGTCTTCAGACTACCCTGTGCAGTAGAAGACGTGGCAGAGTTATACTCTGATAGAAGACAGGCTGCAAAAGCAGTAACGTTTGGTATTATGTATGGGGCTGGGCCCGCAAAAATCAGTGAACAAGTTACAAAAGACAGTGGTAAGTATTTTTCTAAGCATGAGGCTACAGAAGTTATTAATGACTATTTTGAAGCGTTCCACAAACTAAAGTCTTGGATAGAAGACAGACAAGAGTTTATTAGACAAAATGGGTTTGTTTATAGCTACTTTGGTCGTAAAAGGAGATTACCTAATGTTAAAAGTTCCGATAAAGGCATCCAGTCTCATAGCATTCGTTCTGGTCTTAATTTTTTGGTTCAGTCCGCTGCTAGTGATATCAACTTACTTGGTGCAATAGATATGCAAAACTTCATTCAGCAAAATGAGATGGAGTCCCGTATATTTGCACTAGTTCACGACTCTATCCTAGCAGAGGTTCCGGAAGATGAAGTCGAGGTATACTCAGAAAACCTACAGAGGCTAATTCAGCAGGATCGGGGTATCTATATACCGGGAGCACCTATTGGATGTGACTTTGAAATAGGTGAAGATTACTCAATGGGGAAGTTCGAAAAACTATATGGTGATATCCTATAATTCAGTACAAAAAGTAAGATTTCCTGTGTATCAGCTAAAGTCAGGAGATTGGGAAAGACAAGATGGGTTACTAACTTTAGACGGAAAGATTGTTGACGATAGAAATATGAAAGGAGACACCTTAGGTATTCGCCGTCTACAAACTCCCTACAAAAATATACATGAGCTTAAAAATCAAATAGACACTCTTCGAGGTGTTATTAAAAGTAGTAACCCACATTTTATAGATAGTCATGGTATGCCCTTTATCTATGAAAAAACTAAGTTTTGTTCGCTAAAGTTTTATAAAATTAAAAAAGTTATTCCAAAAGACGAGTGCTCTTTGCTGATTGTAGATAAAGTTAAACAAAGGTTTGTAGTTCCACGACCTCCAGAAGAGGGAATGAGCTACGCAGGCGTCCTTCACTATGGAGAGCTTCCTTGGATTTTATATAGCTACTCAGAGACTAAACTAGCAGACACAAAAAGGAAAGTATGAAAGCAGTTCTTAGTAATCGTATATTTATGGATTGTACTCCGGAGTACCGTAAGGTGCTGTCGGATGAGCTTACCTATAAAATAGCTACGCAAAACCCAAACGATCCACCACAGATCATTAAGAATCTGCAGCGGGTGCGCGAAAATCTGGTATCTATACCAATCGGACGAACAGACTTGATACCGAACGATTACGAAATTGTAGAAAAGCGTTTAAACATTCCTGTTGATTTTCCGGAGTTTAGATTTGAGCTACGGCAGAGCCAACAAGATGTGTATGACAGTTTGGAGGATAACTGTATTATTAACGCTTGGGTAAGTTGGGGAAAGACCTTTACGGGTCTTGCAATCGCAGGGAAACTCGGCCAGAAAACACTCGTAGTAACACACACTGTGCCTCTACGAAATCAATGGGCCAAAGAAGTGGAGAAAGTTTATGGATTTAGTCCCGGTATTATTGGGAGTGGTAGGTTTGAGCTTGATAGCCCTATTGTTATTGGGAATACTCAAACTCTGTATAGGAATATCGAGAAAATCCGAAAAGAATTCGGAACTATAATACTCGATGAGATGCACCACGTTTCATCTCCCACCTTTGCTAAAATTATTGATACCAGCCATGCTCGATACAAGATCGGGCTTTCTGGTACAATTGAGCGCAAAGATGGAAAGCACGTGGTCTTTCGGGACTATTTTAGTCCTAACATATATAAACCGCCAAAAGAAAACTTTATGACTCCTAGTATACACATATACAGATCGGAAGTAAGGTTTCCAGACGGCGCAAATATACCCTGGGCGAAGAGGGTCAATACAATCGCAAACAATGATGAATATCGGCACTCTGTAGCCATGATGGCTGCAGCATATGCTGCACGAGGTCACAAGGTGTTAGTGGTGTCAGATCGAGTTCATTTCTTGAAAAGCTGCGCCGAACTGACTGGTGAAAAAGCTATATGTGTTACGGGCGAGGTACCACATGAGCAAAGAGAGACACTCATAAATGAAATACTACACGGAGATAAGAATGTTTTATACGGAACTCAAGCAATTTTTAGCGAAGGCATTTCGGTCAATACTCTTAGCTGCCTTATTCTTGCAACCCCTATTAATAATGAACCTTTACTTACCCAGCTCATCGGCAGGGTTGTACGCAAGCATGAAAACAAAAGAGACCCTGTAATTATTGATATCCATTTAAAAGGTAAAACAGCTACTAGACAAGCTTCAAACCGTATGGGTTACTATATGAAGCAGGGATACGAAATAAATCAACTATAACATAGAAAAATAATTCTTGACATTAGTTCCAACTTGGTGTATAATATGTTCTTATATGACTGGCAGAAGGTTTTTGAAAAAGCGGAGGGAGATCCTAGGGTTATCTTTCGCATATTTAAAATGATGGCAACTAACCAGATACCTACAAACAAGTATGACAAAATTTATAATTTTAGTCATATTGAGTTTATTGGAGAATCCTTCTTAGTTCATCCCGATGTTCTACTATATAACGCTTACAAACACAGCTATAGCGAGATAGCCCAGTATCTTGCTACAGCTTCTTTACGTCCACTTTCGGACTATTTTGCAACTGGGAAAACTCGTCTCGATTTTAATATGCTTCACATCGAGCCAACTTATATTAATGAAAACAGTCTACTTGATATAGAAGATACTGAAATTGTACTTTTATATGAAGAAGTCCCACAGGAGAAAAACAAATGGCACTAAGTTTCAACAAAGCCGCTGGCGGCGCTAAAAAATCATCACTCACTTCATACTCTTACCGAGACGGCGACAACGAATTACGACTCGTTGGCGATGTACTTGCGCGCTATGTTTACTGGCTCGAAGGTAAGAACGGTAAGAACATTCCTTTCGAGTGTCTCTCATTTGACCGTAACGAAGAGCGATTTAACAATCTTGAAAAAGATTGGATTCGTGAGTACTACCCAGACCTAAAGTGTGGCTGGAGCTACGCTATGCAATGTCTGGATAATGGCGAAGTAAAAGTCGTTAACCTAAAGAAGAAGCTGTTTGAAGCAATTCTTACAGCAGCAGAAGATCTGGGCGACCCTACCGATCCAGAAACAGGCTGGGACGTTAAGTTCAAGCGTGTCAAGACTGGACCACTGCCCTACAATGTAGAGTACCAGTTACAAGTACTAAAGTGCAAGCAGCGACCTCTTAGCGAAAGCGAGATGGAAGCTATTGCCGATCTAAAGTCTATGGATGCTGTTATGCCTCGTCCTACCCCCGACGCACAAAAAAGCCTTCTTGATGAAATTCGAGAAGATGCATCTGGCGACATGGACGAGACTATTGAAGACGAGTTCAAGATGTCATGATCTTATTTACGGCAGACTGGCACATAAAGCTAGGTCAAAAGAATGTTCCACGAGAGTGGGCGCTCAACCGTTATGCGTTATTTTTTGAGCAGATACACTCTCTCGAAAAGCAGTGCAATATGCACATCATAGGTGGAGACCTTTTTGACCGTCTGCCGAACATGGAAGAGTTGGAGCTGTACTTTTCGTTTATTCGAAGGGTACAGATTCCAACCCTTATCTATGACGGTAATCATGAAGCAACAAAGAAAAACAAAACATTTTTTACACAACTAAAGCAAGTTTCTCGTGATATTAACCCTTTAGTACAGGTAGTTGATATTTCGTATGTAGATACAGACTTTGGGTTTGGAGTACTGCCCTACGCAGATATACACCGTAAAAACTCTATTGAACTATTTGACCAGAGCAAGCCTTTGTTCACTCATGTTCGAGGAGAAATACCTCCCCATGTCAAGCCAGAGGTGGACTTAGACAGATTTGAGGATTTCCCAGTAGTGTTCGCCGGTGATCTTCATGCTCATAGTAATACTCAACGAAACATTGTATACCCTGGCAGCCCTATGACAACTTCGTTTCATAGAAATGAGGTACAGACCGGCTACCTTTTAATAAATCCAACTGATTGGAGTTGGATGTGGGATGCTTTTGAACTGCCCCAGCTTATACGCAAAACTGTATCATCTACAGAAGATATGGTTCCTACGGATTGGCATCATACTATCTATGAGATAGAAGGGGATATGCAGGAGCTGGCTAATGTAGAAAACAGCTCATTGTTGGATAAAAAAGTTATAAAACGAAGTACAGAAGCAACGCTTGTAATGGATAAAGAAATGAGTATTCAAGATGAGCTAGTGGAGTATTTAACGTATATCTTGGAGATACCACAGCCCAAGATACCAGAAATAGTAGGTATATTTAATGATTACGCTTCAAAAATTGAAATGGAGTAATTGTTTTAGCTACGGGCCCGATAATGAGCTGGATTTAAGTAGTAATACTGTAACTCAGCTTATTGGCACTAATGGTATGGGAAAATCATCTATACCATTAATTATAGAAGAGGCTTTATACAACAAGAACTCAAAAGGCATTAAAAAAGCAGATATACCAAACCGGTATGTAAACGCGGGGTATCACATACACCTAGAGTTTACAAAAGATGAGAGAAAATATGACGTTATTATTGATAGGAAGTCTAATATTAAGTTGCGTCTTTTGGAAGATGGAGAAGATATTAGTTCTCATACAGCGACCAATACATATAAGACACTCCAAGATATTATTGGAATCGACTTTAAAACCTTCTCTCAGTTGGTATACCAAAGCACAAATAACAGTTTACAGTTCCTTACTGCAACAGATACGAACCGTAAGAAGTTTCTCATTGATCTTTTACACTTAGAACACTACATTAAGTTATTTGATCTATTTAAAGACGAAGCTAGAAAGAGCACAGTAACTCTTGCTAGTATAGAAGCGAAAATAGCTACAATCGAAAAGTGGTTAAGCGATAACAAATTGAGTGATACATCCATACTGCCTCTGTCTGATATTTCAATCGAGACGGAAGAAGATGAGAAAGATCTCGCCAACCTTACGATTGAAATTAAAAATATCTCTGAGAAAAATAAAAAGATTTCTCAGAATAATACTTTTAAAAACTTGCTCGCTGATATAAATATTACAAAAGCACAAAGTTGTAGTATTACTGCTATTGAATCCTACGATGATCTACAATCAACAGTAGGTAGCTTATCACAATCGGTAGCGGGGTCTCAACGACTCTTAGATAAGCTAAGCGGTCTAGGGGCACATTGCCCAACGTGTGAACAATCTGTAGATAGCGCTTTCATACGAGAGCTTATTAATGATGAAGCAAGTAAAATAACGGAGGCAGAAACAAAACAGGATGAAATTAAACGAAGAATACTTGAAATTAAACGAAACAATGCAGAGTTTTCAGCTTCAAAAAAGACTCAGCGCTCTTGGGAGGAGTTGTATAGAAGTATTGACAATAGTCTTCCGGCATCTCCGCTGGATCCTGTTGAGCTTACGGAAAGGGCTGCTGGAATCTCAGAAAGAATATCAAGTGCAAAAGAAGAACTACAGCGCATTTCAAAGCAAAATGAATCCATAACTCGTCGCAACACTCGAATACAGGTAATACTCGAGCAGACAGAACAGTTCGAAAGTGAGTTGTCTGAACTAAATGAATTAGTTGATATGGAAAAAAATACCGCAAGTAATCTTGAGGTTCTAAAAAAGTCTTTTAGTACAAATGGGCTACTTGCATACAAGATAGAGAATTTGGTAAAAGAGTTGGAAGAACTCACAAATTACTATTTAGCAGAATTATCCGATGGTCGTTTTACGCTGGAGTTTGTAGTAACTAATGATAAACTTAATGTTCAAATCACTGATAATGGTAACATTGTGGATATTCTTGCTCTCTCTAGTGGCGAATTAGCAAGGGTGAACACAGCTACTCTTATAGCCATACGTAAACTTATGAGTAGTATATCGAAGTCTAGAATCAATATTTTATTCTTAGATGAGGTCATCGCAGTACTAGATGATGCAGGAAGAGAAAAGCTAGTAGAGGTACTTTTAGAGGAAGACTTAAATACCTACGTTGTAAGCCATGGTTGGACACATCCATTACTAGACAAGGTAGAAGTAGTTAAGTCAGGCAATGTAAGTAAACTGGAGCACTAATGGGACACGTACGCCGTATGCAAAGCAATCGTAGACGACAAATCCACGAGATGATAAAGGAGAGAGAAATTGAAGAACGTAATAGCAGACAGCATGATGAGCTACTTAGGGGGGAAGGTGAAGTATCACAAGGCGAATGTGTTGATCTACCTGAACAACCCCGTAGGAATTGGAGAGCATCCTGACATTCTTGGAGCGGTAGAGGAAGAATTATCAAAAGCTGCAGAGTACGCAGAAAAGTACGAAATGCTTGGCGAAATTCTAATGAGTAAGGATGTAAATGGTTGATAGTAGAGCGAAAGGTGCCAGAGGTGAGTACCTAGTAAGAGACCTTTTACGAGAAGCCACAGGCTTTCAATTTGAGAGAGTGCCGGCATCCGGTGCTCTTGAATATTTAAAAGGGGATATATACGTTCCTCATGCAAAGAATAGATTTTGCATTGAGGTAAAGAATTATGAAAGTTCTCCGCTATCAGACAAAATATTTACAGCTCCTAGAACAAACAATCTAATAAAGTGGTGGGGTAAACTTTTACAACAAGCTGACGGAGGAGGGCAGGAGCCCCTCTTATTTTTCAAATATAATAGATCAACAATATTTGTTGTTACAGCAGAGAAGCCAAAAAATACATCTAGTAAATATATGTATATAAACTTTTTAGATTGTTATGTATTAGAGGCGGCTCGCTGGCTTGAGGACGAAGAAGTGGAGTTTATAAATGGCATTTAATTTTGAAGATAAAATACAAGATGGTCCTTCAACACTCGTAATAGACGCATTGAACTTAGCGTTTCGTTGGAAGCACCAAGGACGCACAGACTTTAGATATGACTTTCAAGCAACAGTAGAAAGCTTAGCTGAGTCTTATCAGTGTAAGTCCATCATAATTACGGCAGACTGGGGAGCTTCTTCTTATAGAAGGGTAATATACCCAGAGTACAAACAAAACCGGAAAGAAAAGTTCGCAGACCAAACTGAAGAAGAAAAACTTGCTTTTGAAGAATTTTTTGCGGAGTATGAAGCCTCGTTGAATGTTTTAGCAGAAGATCATTTAGTGTTAAGATATTATGGAGTAGAGGCTGACGATATTGCAGGATACTTAGTAAAGCATAAAGAAAAGTATAACCTAGGAAGAATGTGGCTTATATCTAGTGACAGAGACTGGGATCTACTAATTCAAAAAGATGTGAGCCGTTTTTCTTATGTAACGAGGAAGGAAGTTACGATAGATAACTGGAGTACACACTATAATGTTACTCCTGAAGAGTATATATCTTTAAAATGTTTAGTAGGGGATAAAGGAGACAATGTTCCAGGTATTAATGGAATAGGCCCGAAGCGAGCAGAGACACTGATTAAACAATATGGAGATGCGTTAGATATATATAATATTTTGCCCATACCAAGCAACTACAAGTTTATACAAGAATTGAACCAAAGCGGGGATCAGTTACTGTATAATTACCAATTAATGGATATAATAACATACTGTGAAGATGCCATAGGCATGCAAAATATCCCAGATATAGAGACTAGATTGTATGAGCGTTGAAATTGATTTTAAAAGAGATCGTTACCTTTCAGAGTTTAGTATTAAAACTCTACAAGACAGGTATTTAGTAAACGGGGAAGGTTCCCCACAGCAGGCGTTTGCAAGAGCAGCAGAAGCCTTTGCGGATGATGATGCCCATGCACAGCGCCTGTACGACTATGCTAGCAAGCTATGGTTTATGTTCAGTACCCCCATTCTCAGTAATGGTGGGACTAAGCGGGGTCTTCCTATTAGTTGTTTCCTTAATTATGTGGATGATAGTAGACGAGGTATTACCGACCACTACACAGAAAACGCTTTTCTTTCTTCTGTTGGGGGTGGTGTCGGTGGCTACTGGGGAGATATACGTTCAGTGGGTTCTAAAACCTCTAATGGTTCCGAGTCTACTGGGGTAATACCCTTTATGAAAGTAGTGGATGCAGAGATGCTCGCATTTTCACAGGGAGTCACACGTCGGGGAAGCTACGCGGCATATCTGCCGATGAATCATCCCGAAATCGAAGAATTTTTAGATGTTCGAAAGCCTACTGGGGGTGATATTAATCGCAAGTCTACTAACCTACACCACGGCGTTGTCGTTCCTGACACTTTTATGGAACTCATTGAAGGAGCAACAAAGCAGGAAGGATTTGATGATAGTTGGGAGCTTGTAGACCCTAATACTAAGTGTGTAACTAAAACTGTATCAGCAAAGACACTTTGGGTAAAATTGATACAAAATCGTGTTGAAACTGGCGAACCGTACATTATGTTTGGCGATACTGTACAGGAAGCTCTTCCTCAGTGCCAGAAAGACTTAGGGCTACAAGTACATCAGTCAAATCTTTGTAGTGAGATTACTCTTGTAACTAGTGAAGACCGAACAGCAGTATGTTGTTTATCTAGTGTAAATTTAGAGGAGTATGACTCTTGGAGTAATGATCCTCACTTTATACCTGATTTAGTGCGAATGCTGGATAATGTTCTTACTCACTTTATTGCGAACG